GAATGAGCGGCATTACCGCACGGGCAAGCTCGACAAGAAAGAGATTCCCAACAATAAGCGTCAGTTAAGAAAGCTCATCAAGACGCGGACAATCGAACAGTTGCTATAATTTGGGCCATGACTCAAGCAAAGCCGCGGGACCTGAGTTTATGTCCGTCGTGTGGCTCCGATAGCGTTCACAAGATGGGTTTAACCCGGTCGGGTTGCCAGCGCTATCAGTGTAAAACCTGTTTTCGCAATTTCCGGGACAAGCCGAAACGATCAAGCGGTATGCCGATGCCGACTCCGGTCACTGCCTCGGGGTTATTGGGCGCGGCCGAGTGGGTGTATTACAACATGCTTTTGAAGGGAACGGATTTAAGGAAAGCGTTATTGAATGCTCCGAAAGGCTCGGCGACGTTATTGCATCAATGCGAAGAAGACCCGCAATTCCGTCGTTCGTTTTTGAATACTTGGATTCCCCGGCTGTTTGCGCACGAGAGCAAGCAACAAGAAGAAGAAGGCAAAAAGCGGGAATCAAAGTTCTTATTTCAAGAGATTGATAAGATGTTAGAAAATGCGGTGCGGGAAAGTCAAAAGACAGTGAAGCTCCAGCGATGATACGAACTACTGACGGCGAGTTTGTCTGCGAGTGTAATGAGTGCGGCGACACCTTCTATGGTGGTTGTGAAGATGATTTTTATGGATTCGTTCAACAGGTGAGAGGCGAAGGCTGGAGGATTACCAAGGATGACGATGGAGAATGGGTCCATTTATGCCCCGAATGTCGCGACTGACATAGAAGTTCTCGACACGGAAGTCATTATTCCGGCGACGTTCTCTCAAGAGTCGATCGACGGCGAAGTTGGCGTCCAGGATGGCGGCTGGTATCATCGTGTTCCGAAAGAACCCGTCGCGAATCTGCTCTTTCGCCGGTCGCTCTTGCGCCAAGCCGAGCTTGACCCCTATTTGCAGGATCAGCTTTGGCTGATGTGCCAGCGGGATTTCCTGTTCTTCTTCAATGTCTTCTGCTATATCTTCGAACCGCGTTCTAAGCGGCCCTTGCCCTTTATCACTTGGCCGGTCCAGGACAAAGCAATTCAACACTTAGTCGGTCAAATCATGGACCCGGAATGGATCAGGCGCGATACGCCGATTGAGAAGTCCCGCGACATGGGCTTAACGTGGTTGTGCATTGCGATATTCGTCTGGATTTTCGTGTTTCACGATAACTGCCTGGGCGGTATCGGTTCGCGAACTCAAGAATTAGTTGAAGACAAGAACAATCACAAAGCTCTCTTTTGGAAAATCGATTACATACTCGACCGGCTACCGCCGTGGATGCGGCCGAAAATCTATAAGGCCGAAATGAAACGGATGAACCTCGACAACGGCTCGTCCATCAACGGCGACTCGACCAATCCCGATATGTTCCGGTCGGATCGGCTGCTTTATGTGTATCTGGATGAATTCGCCGCGGTGCGGGATGGCTCGTCGATCTTAAAAGCGGTCAGAGACGTTACCTTCTGCGTGATTATGTGTTCGACTCATCAAGGCGTCAGGACTGCGTTTTACGAAACGATCAAACAAGCGCGCGCCGAAAAGCCCGAATCGATCTTGCGGGTTCACTGGAGGGACCATCCGTTCAAAAGCCGGGGGTTATATACCTCAAAGCCGGGTGAAAGCATCACCATTCTTGATGAAAACTACCCGTTCCCGAAGGACTACCCGTTCATCATGGATGGTAGGCTTCGTTCGGTCGCTTATGACAACGAAGCTCGGACCCGTCACCCTCGGGAAATGGCTCAAGAGTGGGATATCGACCCCGCCGGCGCTGACTGGCAGTATTTCGACGGTCCCTTTGTGGAAATGCTGAAGGTATCCATGGCGCGTCCGCCGATCTGGAGAGGGGAGATTGAATATCGGATTGAGCCGTTGCAGTTTCAGCGCTTCGTTCCGACTGAAAACGGCCGCTTTCTCTTTTGGTGTGAGCTTGCTCCGGACGGTTGGGCTCTGCGGGATCGTCAGTATGCGATTGGGGCCGACTGCGCTCGCGGTGTTCGCTCCAGTAACTCGGTCTTGGACGTCGGCGATAGGAAAAGCCGAGAGCTTGTCTGTGAGTTTGCCGACGCGCGGGTGAAGATGGACGAATTAGCCGAAATCGCCGCGGCGCTGGGTCAGTGTTTCGGGGGAATGGACGAAGAAGCGTTCTTGATGTTCGAAGCCAACGGTCCAGGGAGTGAATTCAAGGACTTCCTTTGGCGGGCGGGCTACCGCAATGTCTACATGCGCGTCAGCGAAAAGCGCATCGACAAAAAGAAGACCAAAGAGCCGGGTTGGTGGTGCAATAACGAAGGAAAGAAGCTCTTTTACGCTCACTACTATACCGCTCTGCGCGAAGGGACCTTCATTAACCGATCGATGGATAACCTCGACGAACATCATTCGATCGTCTGGACAACGTCCGACGTTATTAAGCATGTCAACGAAATAGAGGATGATGATGTAGACCCCGCCGGCGCCGGCTATAACCACGGCGACCGCGTCACGGCCGCGGTTCTCTGCAATAAGGCAATGGGGTTTGCCCCGAGTCTCGAAGAACTCGAAGAAAACGAAACCGAATACCGGGAAGGGGCGGGATCCAAAGCCCCCGAAGGCACTTTCGCCGCTCGGTTTTTCGACGAATTTATGGAATCCGAGGAACGGTCGGACTACTCCTGGCGCTAACCAAAGGAGAAAACCCAATGAACGACGATGTAACGACAACCGAAGTGATTGAACAACTTGCCAATCAAGTACGAAACGTGGCAAACGCGATTTCGCCGCTGGATGCAAGTATGGGGCACGATGAAACCGGCGGGACAGTGGCTTCGTTGACTGAGGCTGTTATGGGGGTGACGGCCGGACTCTGCAAAATTGCTGAGGCGATTGGGTGGGTAGCTGAACAATTCGAAGAATACAACGCCAAGACTTCCAGACGGAAATCGCGCTAAACTGGCACTTTTCTAAGCTAACGGCGCTTCTAGATTTCAGGTGCGCATTCGTGCGCACCTGACCAAACCGCCCTCTATATATGGTGGTACCAGGTCAGGTCGTAACGGATATTCCGATTCTTCCCTTGTCGGCTTGTCATTGCGTCCGCTATTATCTTTGGCAAGCATTGGGTTAGCCGCGCCAGCGTTGGGCGCGCCTTTTGCTTAAGCCGAACCGAGCTAGCTACTTGGGAGGGGGCTTGATACCCGTGGCTAATCAAGAAGCCGCGCTTCGATGGCGCGGCTTCTCTTTTTGGTCACTGGATGATCGACTTTTCGAACTCGGACGTTTTGTCGCGTTGGTACGAAGCCTTCTACGCTTCGCTCGACCAAATGGCACCGTTCCGGGAAAACCGGACCGAAGCTCTCAAGGAATACCTCGGCAAGCACTATGGCGACTTCGCTTCCGCTGAGGAAGTTCCCCTTCCGTGGCTTGAACAATTCGTCGATGTCTACACGCGGCTTTTAATCCCATCGAACCCTAAGTCGATGGTCACTGGAAAGACGTTCGGGATGCGCTCCATGGCGCGAGACATGGAAGCGTTCTTGAACTTCCGCGGTGAGGAAATGTGCATCGGCGATACCTTGCGTCGATGGGTGCGTGACTCATTCTTCGCGCCGTTTGGTGTTTTGGAATGCGGCATCGAAACACATGAACATTTTGAATGGGAAGGTGAGTCGCATTATTACGACGAATTCTTCCTCGACAACATCGATTGGGATGATTACCTGATTGACATGTCCGCGAAGCGCGAAGCAACGGTCGGCTTCGAAGGGCATTGTTTCCGAATGCCGCTGGAACTCGCCAAAGCCGACCCGCTCTTTGACGGTGTCGATGAAAACGGCGACTTGATTCGCGAAAAGCTCGAAGCCGATCATGCGGACCAATTCAACATCACCGGCGACGAAAAAGCCAAGAGCTTGGAAATCGGCAACACTCGAATCTGGTCGCAAGACTACAAGGACTTCGTGACGCTTTGGCAAGTCTTCTTCCACGCCGAGCAAGAAATCGCCGTCATTCAATACTCGCGAAATCGCGGCTTCGCCGGAATGCCGCTCCGACAAAAGAAATGGAAAGGACCGCGCTACGGTCCGTATATGCGGCTCAGTTACTCGCCTGTGTCCGCGATGTTATGTCCCAAGCCGCCGGTGGCGAAAGCGATTGACTTACACCGGATGGCGAACGCGATTATGTGCAAGCTCGGCGATGATGCGGTGAATTGGAAACGGGTTTTGTTGTTCGAATCAGGCGCTAGCAAAGATGCCAAAAAGATTATCAAAGCATCCAACGGCGCGGCGGTCCCCGTGGCGGACCCCAAGAACTTCCAGGAAGTATCCTTCCGCGGCATCGATCAAACTCAATTGGCTTTCTTGCTCCAGGTGTACCAGTTCTACAACAGAGCGACCGGGAATCTCGAAGTTGTAGGCGGCTTGGGAGCCCAAGCCGGCACTTTGGGGCAAGAGAAACTACTTGCCGAGCAATCGGGAACGCAAGTCAAAGACATGCAATCAACGGTGGTGAATCGCTGCCGTGACGTTTACCGACAAATGGGCTGGTACTACTGGACCGACCCCTTGCGCGTGTATGAAGGGGAACGGCAAATCGACGGCGTCGAAGTGCCGGTCGCTTACGAACTCCGACCCGAAGATCGCGAAGGCAACGTCTACAAGCTCAACTTTGATGTCAACGTGTACTCGTTCAATGCCAAGACTCCGCTAGAGGAAGTCGCGGACTTGGACGCTTTCGTTATGCAAATCGTTTTCCCCATGATGCCGGTTATTCAGCAACAAGGCGGAGTATTCGACGCTCAATCGTACTTGCGGATTCGATCGCGGCTGGCGAATCAACCGTATTACGACGAACTCTTGAAGTGGGAAGCACCGCAAGAAATGAACGTACCGCAAATGCAACCGCCCAAGCGGGCAGGTGCGCAAGGTGGCGCACCTGGAGGCCCGCGGGCGGATATTCAAGCCGGTCCTGGCCGAGACATGCAACAACTTACCGAAATGCTCAATAGCGCAGCGCCACAACCAACGGGGGCGATGTGAACGTGACGTACATGCAGAACGGCCAGAAGGTGACGGAGAAGGAATTCCTCAAAGGAACCGAAGGCAATCTCGGCCGATTGTTCCGCGACGGAACCGATCTGTGCGGGCAGCATTCGACGGGTTGGCCTTTCTTTTCGAACTCAATGGCGGTCCATCCGGCGCAGGTCAAGGAAGCCGTTGAACAAGCGAGAGCGAAGGGCGTGGCGACTGAGTTCAATGAAAAAGGTCAACCAAAGATTACTGACCCCGGCCACCGATTAAAACTGGCAAAGGCGTTGGGAATGGTTGATCTAACGTCTCACGAGATCACTCGCGTTGAGCGCGATTGATGTAGCGTCGTGGCCTGCACGGCCAATTGCATTCTAGGGAGCGCGACTAATGGCGCGTCATCTGACTATAGAAGTGTCGCTCACTGACAACGATCGCGGCACAACATGGGCCAACTCGTTTGACGTAACCACCTCGGACGACACTGTCGCTTGCGGCGAACAGCCTATTGGGGCAAGCGAGGAAGCAATCGATCTCGGCCAATTAACAACCCTTGGATGGGGTTACTTCGAAAACCTCGATGAAACGCGGACTATCGAACTTCGAAAAGCCACCGGAGCCCCGGAAGACATTATCCAACTTAGTCCGGGAGAATCGATGGTAATTCATTTTGGTTCTGATGTTTCAGCGCCGTTTGCGATTGCCAGTAGCGCGACCGCAATTCTGCGCTATGTGATTTTCAGCATTTAACGGGGGCAGTCATGGCGAAGCTCGGAAACGAAAAAATCAACATTGCCGGCGACAAGCCGCAACCACTCTCGGGTAGCTCTCAAGCCGATCAAACCGGCAAAGCGGACGCGGACTCGGGCGACTTGATAACCGCCGAATCCAACGAACAACAAACCCCGGCGCCGCGTCGGCGTCCCCAGCGCGATCCCGCCCAAGTCGCTGCGGGTGAGCGTGAACGTCAATTGCGACTTGAAAACAAGCCCGACCCAAACCCGATTATCGGATTGCCCGAAGATAACGACTTGCCGGACAATCTCCCCGAAACCGAAGCCGAGACGGAAACCGAAACAACCGACACGGAAGCTCCCGAAGGCGACGGCTTCGATGAAGACCTCTACGTCCGGGCGAAGGCGGTCGGGCTCGGCCGTGACGAAATCGACGAACACACCAAAGCCGGCCGGCTGAACCGGATCGTCGATCGATTGGAACAACACAACTTCTTCAAGCAACGCTCCGAAAAGGCGCCCAAAACCGAACCCAAACCCGAAGTCAAAGAACCGGAATTCGACGAACAAGCCTTTATGACCAAATACGGCATCACCGACAAGAACGATGAATTGCTCTTGTCGGCCAAACGCGGATTTGCCGCGGAAGCCAAAGCAAACAAGCTCGAAGTTCGGATGCAAGAATTGGAATCCCGCGACGAACAACGGACCCGCGATTCCCGCCGAGTGGAAATTGATAACGCTTTCTCGTCCAAAGCCATGCTCGATAAGTACGGCGACCTGTTCGGCGGCGAAGTCACTATGTCCGACCTGGAAGCCGATTCCCGCGAAGCTCGTATGCGGAACGCTATCGTCTCGGAAGCGATTGCCGCTTCGAAACTGGATTCGGAATTAGAACGACCGCTGAAGACCCGCCGGCAATACCTCATCGAAGCCGCCGACTCGCTCTATGGAAGCGTGCTTAACCGCGAAGACACGGTCAAAGAAAAAGTCAAAACCGACGTTCAAGGTCGGATGCACGATCGACGCGGACTCTATCTGAAGAAATCCAATGCTCGCACAACGCCGGCCGAACCCGAAACCGGCGATGCTGCTGCCTTGAAGAACATTCGGGAAAAGATGGGACTCAAGCCGGAATCCGAAGCCGACTATAACGCGGTCACGGAAAGCCTGCTGCCGTAACGGTTTTCTTCACTTACAAGGAGTCAGACAATGCCAGCGCTTCAGGCCGACCAAATCGCTGACCTTCTGATTACAACTCAGAAGAAGCTAGGCCGCTTCAAATTCACCGATGCCGCTGCAACGCTGCAACGGTACCCGGCGTTCACTCAGATTATGCGGGGTAGCCGATCGCAACGATACGGCGACGGCTACGGCATCAATTGGCAAATCGGCGTCGTGGCCGGCGCTGAGGCGCGTATGGCCGGCTTCTATTCCAAAGACGTTGTCAATCAAGGCGACAACTTGAAGACGGCTACTCTGCCCTGGCGGCGCTGTACGCATAACTACGCTTACGACGAAGCCGAACTCACGATGAATGCCGGCGAAAGCCGCATCTTGGACATTATGAAGTCACGCAAATACTATGCGTGGCTCAAAGTCGCGGAGAAGTTGGAAACTCAATTCTGGCGAACCCCCGGCTCGACCGATGACATTATGGGCATCCCGTACCACGTTGTTAAAAACGCCACAACGGGATTCAACGGCGGTCATGCCTCGGGCCAAAGCGATTGGGCCGGTCTGTCGCGAACGCAATTCACGAACCTCAAGAACTACACGGCGGACTACGACGATATTTCGAAAGACGATGTCGTCGATAAGATGTCCGACGCTTGCGACCTGACCTATTTCATGCCGCCGGTCGAATACCCCGCTTACACAACGGCGCGGGACTACGGCATCTACACGACTCGGGTGAATCGCCGCAAGCTGAAGCGACTCGTTGAAACCCAAAACGATAACTTGGGAATCGATCTGGACCCCTACGCGGACAAGATTACCTATCGTCGAATCCCGGTTGAATGGGTACCGATTCTCGACAACGACTC